CCGTCAACGTAACTTCGAGACCATGCCACCACAACTCCCCGCCGCGCTCAAACGCGATCGGTGCGGTGCGGTCTCCCGCGTAAAATCTCCGCGTCTCCTGTTTGCCTGTTTGCGAATCAGGATAGGTAACGGTAAAAAACACGCCTTGCATCAGCTGCAAAATGGCGGACAGGTCCTCCCATTTAAGCGGTGGCCAAGCCATTTCTAACTGCCGTTTTACCGCGATCCGATCGCGGTGCAGCGTGCCGTCGGCGGTGCGGGTAGTGGTCTCACCGTTGTCAAGGTCCATCACTTTGACAGTAAATTTGTTAGGATACTTGGGCAACTCGACACCGTTGATGGCGATATACAACTGAGACCACCTCCGTTAAATGATAAACGGCGACCGTCCGGTGCGCCGTGCAATCTTGTTATGTCCGCGTACAGCGGCCTGTGTTATCTCGTCTTCACTGATTGTCACTGTCACGACCTGTCCGCGCTCGATCGCCGCCAATATCCGCCGCAAAATATCAATTTGCTCTTGGTTGTCGATCATACTCTCTAAATCAGAGAGCGGTGCAATCACCTCGGGGTTGTTAACCGCGCCGACATACTCCCCGACCCAACCCAGCGTAGGGCCGCTTACAACGCCTCCGCTCGCAAAGGCAGGGACGGCCTTTTTAAGTGTCTTTTGCAGCCATTGGGCGCCTTTGCCGACAGCTTTCAACGCGCCGCCCAGCCCGAGGCGCTCCAAAAGCGTCAACGGGATCTCGTTTTGCGGCTTGGACATCTCCTCTTCGAGCCACTCTCCGGCGCGCTGCATCGTCTCCGGCCGCAAGCCGTACGTCCAGCCCTCCACCCAACCCTGCCACGTCGTAAGGTCAAAGGATTTTTGCGAGGACTGCTGCGGCTGCGCCTGACCGATTGTGCTGACGGCTCGCTGAGTCCAGATCAAGTCATCAAAAATGCTGGCACCGGGCGCGGTCGTAGGCGATGTTGCAGGCGCTTTGCTGGTATTGGCCAGGGCAGGTGCGGCCGCCGGTGCCGGGACTGGCGATGTGCTCGGCGTTTGTCCGCTAGCCTGCTGCAAGTTGCGCAGCGCTGTGATCGCCTGCTGTACTTGGTTGACGATGCCGGATACGCGCTGCTGGATCGTCGCATACATGTCACCCAATGCCTCAGACCAAGACAGCCGCACTTCGCTTAACGGGCTAAGGATAGACCGGATTGCGTCTCCGATACGCCACCATCCGACCTCAAACTGCGGGACGTGCGCAGTCAATCTCGCCAGCATATCGCGCAGCGTGACATCCCAAGTCAACTTTGTCTCGCTCAGCGCCGGCTGCGTACTCCGTACAGATGCGTTGATCGTTTGCCAGTCGGTCTGCACCGGTGGTACCGTGCTCCGCAGTTTAGCCAGCATGCTGTCAAGCATCTCCTGCCAAGTCGTGCGAATCGTGCCTGACTCAACTTGCGCGGTGGATCGTAATTGCGCCCACAGCTCAGACCACTGGGGCGCCAATATAGACGCAAATCCGGCAAACCGAGAGAGCTGTCCCGTCAAACCGACTTGCGTCTGCGCATCCAGATCGGCCCACGTGTTGGCGTAACGCGCCTTGAGCTGAGCCGACAATCGATTGACAGTTGCGACAATCTTAGCCGCAACGCCACCCACGCCAGCATCCGGCGGATCAGGCGGGTCAAACTTGATGCGCGGCCGCAAGTCCTTAATCCGTCTCAGCTGTTTGGCGATCCACGAATAAAACAGATCGGACCAGTTGCGCACGTCCCGCTCTCCCGGCAGCAGATTGCCGTACTCGGGCGGCTCAAACTGCCCGCTGCCGCCACCGGATACGCCGTCACCTACTTTGCCAAAGCCCAAGAGGTTGAGACGGTCAAAAGCGGCAAGCTCGGAGCGCGCCTTTGCCGCGCTGTCGGCCATATCATCAAAGTTATCGCCTGTATCCTTGACGGCATCTCCATACCGATCCAAGCCCCTTGTGCGCTCGTCATAATCCCACCCGCGCAGCCAGTACGTAAACCTTGCAATCTGCTCCGTGACATAGGCCAGTGAGCTTGCAAGCTCTGTTAGCGCTGGTAGCACGGCGTCCCAGATCGGTAAAAACGCCTGAGATAGATTGAGCTTGATGTCCTTGAGTTGCTCCATCAGCAGCTCTTGCTTGGTCATGACATTGTCTTGCAGTTGGTCGCCGTAACGGTCATAGGCTTGCTCCAGGATCGCGGCAAGCCTGATCTGCTGTTGCATCTGAAAATCGAGCTGCTCCCAGCTCTTATCGCCAGCAAAACGCCGGAAAGCCTTGGTCGACTCGATCATGCTGACATTGACAAAAATTCCCAGGTCTTCAATAGCCTCGGTATTACCCAGCAGACCGGAGCGCATCCGCTCCATGACGTCCTCGATAGATCGTCCCGTTGCCGACGCCACAACGCGCGTCGTTTGCACAAGCTGCTTGGTAGCGTTATTAAGATCCTCTTGCCCCTCGATAAAGGATGAGAGCAGTGTAGCGTAAGTCGCACCCATCGACGCCGCCGTCTCACGTGCAAGCCCCAAGCTCTGCGCCCAATCCATAAAATCACGAGCGCCGCCCTTAAGCTGCATATTAAGACGGCCGAGATCAGCCTCAAATTTGACGGCTCGTTGAGATGCGGCATAAATCCCCGCCGTCAAGACGGCCAGCACCGCAACCAGTCCGCCGATGGCCAGGCTTGCGCCGCCTGCCGCGCCGCCAAGTCCGCGCAACCCGGTGGTCGCGGCACCAAGCGCGGGCTTGAGACCGCCAAGCGCTCTAGTGATACCACCCAAGCCTTTTGCACCGCTTACTTGGCTGAGCGAGTCAGTGACGGTACGCCCGAGATTTTTGAGTTCGGTGCTGATACCCCCGATACCCTTGCGGCCGCGAATCTCACTCGTCGCGCGGCGCGTATCTCGCGCAAACTGATTGAGCCTACTTGTCGCGCCGTCCATGCCTTTACGCAAATCACTAAAGTCCGCGCCGATGCGGACCATTAAGTTACGTACTATCGCCAACTGTCTCCCTCCTCTCCAGGCGTGCATGCCATAGCATCATCTGTTTAAACTGTTCTTCCGGCGTTTGCGGCTTTGACGGCTCTTTCGGTCGGAGTTTGCGCAGCACCTCATTAAGCCGCGGCATCTTGCTTGACCGTAACCACGCGGCCGTATAGTAGGCTTGCGTGACAGCCAAGGCATAATCGCTCTTCCGACGATGCCGCTCTGCGTCGGCAGCAAGCCGCAACTCATGAGGCGTCATATCGTGGTAATCCGCTAACGATATGCCAAACAATCGAGCAACCCGAAATGATTCATCAAAGTCAAACGGTATCCGTTCGCCGGTTATTCCCCCGGCCGCTGGGAGTTTCCCCCTGCATCAACGGCGTCGGGATCAACCCCAAACGCCAGCATAAATGCGCGAGTGACTGCCTTGATGATGTCAGCCCATGTTCCTGCCTGGTCGAGTAAACCCTCCATGTCCTCAAGTTTGAGATGCTCTCCATGATCTTTTGCGTCTTTAAGCAGTGCGCAGTACGCCAACTTTTCCACAAGCTCAAAATCCGCAAATCCGCTTTGCTCAATCTCTTCCAAGCTCTTACCCGTGAGCGCAACCGCCTTTTTAAGCGCGCTATGGGTAAACCGCAACTCACGGGGACGGTCAAGATTGATGATGACTACTCCGGCATTGTTTTTGCTCATCCAAATCCCTCCTCAAATGATAAGCCCGAGACGGTTAAGCCTCGGGCTAAAAATTAATCTGCCGATACGACAACAATCTCGTAAGCGACCGACGCCTTGCCGGACTCTTTGGCTACGATCGTCACCTTACGGCTCTTCACCGTACCAAATTCCACCGGACTGGACGGCTGGCCGCTGACAAGGTCCTCTTTATAAACGCCGTCCACGTACAAGGCAAGCCGATGGTTAGCCGCCGTTGCCGTAACCGTAAAGCTCGGGTCTGTTACACCATCAAAGGTGTAATATTGGACGGCGGGCTCAAAACCGGGCGACAGCACACCGTCAGCGCCAGTCAAAGTAAGAGCCGTCAAACCCGTGCTTACGCCAGTATCGAGCGACGGCTTGCCGCTTACGCGGATAGTCGCCTCAAAACCGATGGCGTCCTCCGTCTCTGCCGTCACATTGAACGCCGTGATGATGCCCTTAAAGCTCCACGACGTCCCAAGCTTTGCGGGATAGATGATCTCAAAATCTTGAATATCTCCCGACTCAAGTGCGGCGTAAACGTCCGCCTGACCAAGATCAGACGGAACAAAAAAACCAGAGATCGGCACCTCTCCCGGGTCCTTAAAGCCCGCGATAACCTCCCGATAGCCGCCCTCACTATCAAGTGTCGTGACATCGAGTTCCTCCTGCGTGATCGACGGCGAGCCGATGCTGGAGAGATCGCCGATAAAATTCTGGCCAATCTTGATCTTTGTCCCAACTGACCGTACTGCTCTTTTGGTCACTGCTATCAATCCTCCTCTGCAAAATAAGCCGAAAACTCCACGAGACAGCGATAGAGTTTAGGCTGATTCTCGTAAAGTTCGACTGGCATTTCATAATTAAGCTCCTCAATGTAGGGGCCATCTGCCCCCATCTGCCGACCTTCGAGGCCAATAAGTAAGGCGATCACTTGTTTCGTGATCGCCTTCATGTCGCTGTACCGCTCTGCAACAACGTTCAGCTCGGCTCGAACTTCCTTGGACAGGAGATAGCCATCCAGCGTCTTGTCCCGCAACCCTTCGCTGGATGCATATATCAGGTACGGCACACCGTTATGTTTGGTTGCCTCCGGAGCATTGAGCGGATAGACACGACCGCCCAGCTCCGGAATTGCATTTACGATTTCCTCACGCAATGCCTGTTCAAAGTCCTGCACCCGCTCACCGCCTTCTCGTTTGACTTTTTCGCAGTGCTTTGTCTACTTCTTTCCCAGCGACTTCGAGGATTTTTTGCTCTATCGCTTCGGCGTTGTCATCGACGGATCGGCGCAAGAAACCATAGCCCGGGATGTACCCACCATCGACCGTTAGAAAGCCATATTCTTGAGATGCCGGGTAGTAGTATCGCTTGCCTTCTTTGGTCGTTTTAACAAAGATGTGGTTCTTCGCCGGGTCCATCATCACGTCGTAGACCTTTTTCCCGCGTACCCGGTTCTTTTCGCCTTTAAGGATGATACCATCTCGCAGTTCGCCGGTATCGACGGGAGCAAGCGCCTTTGCCGCCCTAAGTGCGATTCTGCCGCCTGCTTGTGCGCCTCTTGTGGCTGCTGTCTGCGGCACCTTGCCGAGACGCTCGAAGTCACGCATCAGATCGTTAAATCCGATAATCGTATCCCTGCGCGCCATCATTGTCGCTCCTTGCACATAAATTGGAGTTCCTTTCTTCTGAACTCCGGGTGAATGATGTGCAAAATTTCAAACTCGCGGAATTCAGGATCGCCCGGCTCCTTGTACCGAACGATCATAGTGCGGTCAACGTTCTCCCGGTACCGGATACGGATGCGCGTCGTAACCTCGGCGTGTTCGGCCATCGCGGCGGTGTATTCGCGCCCTCTTAGCGGCTCAATAGCAGCCCATACCGTCGCAACTGGTACATAGTCATCCAAGGGTTCGCCATAACTGTCCGTATCCTCGGGGCCTGGAGGGCGGAGGATAGTAACGCGATGGCGGAGACGATTGACGAGCAGTTTGTCAGCCATCGCCGTCACCATCTTTCGGCGGCGCATAGGCGTGCTGGAGCTGCGCCAAGATGGACTGGATCGTAAACCTCACCTTATCACTTGGTTGTTGTCCAATCAGATCACGGTTTTCGTACCAGTCCGCACAAAGGACCAAGCAAAACAGCCGTGCCAAATGATTTGTGTTGTCGAACTGGATCTCTGTTGCATTATGCAGATATGTTTCGGCAGCGCCAATCAGCGTCTCAACCAAACTATTTTCATCATCACCATCGATCCGTAGCCACGTTTTGGTCTCTTCAAGCTCCAGAATCATCGGCATCAGCGCCTTTCTTGCGCTTCGGTTTAGGCTTTTCTGGCTCAGCCAGGTAACCTTCTTTCACCAGATAGGCCACGCGCTCTTTGTTGTCTTCCGGATAATCATCACCAACATCATAGCGCTTCAGATTCTGTGTCCGGTCCCGAAAAGCCCGAATCACTTTCGCCACTCTCGATCACCTCCCATAAAGGAGAGAGGCGAGATAACCCCGCCCCTCATCACACCGAAGGAGTCAGATCGACTTCGCCGAACACCGCAGCCGCTTCGTCCCACTTCACGTAGTCGTCGCGCATGATGGTGCGAAGCTCCGTGGTGTCACGACGCCACGCGTCGCCGCCTTCGCGCGTGGAAGCGAGCTCGAAGAACCGGCGATTGAACAACACCATGAACTGCTTCAGGTTGCCGATGAAGAACGGAGCCTTGTCGTCGACCGTCGGCAGATGGCGGTTCGATGCCACGACAATCTGACGGCCCTTGAACAGCTTGCGTCCAGGCTGCGTGATATCCTCCTGCAGGATCGGTCTGCCCATGCCGTCTACTTGGTTGTCGAGCCAGTTAAAGCCGTCTTGGTTCGTCAGGATGATCGAGGAAAGGCTGATTGCCGGGTCCAGATCGACGTTCAGGACCGTATTGATCGCCTTCACGTCGACCAGCGCCTTCGGCGTGAGCGTGCGGAGCAGTGCAATGATTTGCGTGTTCCGCGTGTGCACAGCCTTCCGCGCAATCCAGTTCGTCACGTAGTTGAGCAGGTTCGCGTCATTGTCCGCCAACAGTTCATTCGTCAGCGGCAGGTAGCCC